ATCATCTAATGGAGACAATGATTTAAACAATTCTGCTGCTTCTTCTTTTGGCTTTACAGCCTCTAATGCTTCTAAACGAGCTTTCTGTACGTTAGCTAATTTCTCAGCTTTCATCGCCTCAACCTCGTCTTTAGCTTTCTGTACGTCTGCTAATGCAGTTGCTAATGCACTATCTAAAGCGTCTTTAGCTTTTTGTAATTCAGCTAATTGTGTTTGAACAGTGTTCAATTCATCTTTAGCCTTTTGTACTTCCTTATCCACAGGAGTCTCCTTTTTACTTTGTTTTACTGGGTTTTTGGATTTCTCAAGATAAGCCTCAAACTTGCCTTGTGTACTCCTAATAGACAGTAAAGAAGCTACATTCAAATCTTGAATAGTTTCTATACCCTCTTTCACAGACTTTAGAATCTCAACCGAGTTGATAAAGTCTTGTTTTTCTTTTTCACACTCTGCTTTATATTCTTCCCAAGACATTTCACTCTTGTCTTGTTCAGACATATCTTCTTCGTCTTTGAATCCTAAGATTTCTGTCAGCACTTCGGCATCATAACTGTAGATATTGAAGAACTTCTCTAAGAAGTCATCAAATGGTAGTGTCACTTTCACCATTGTAGCTTTTTCAATGTCAGCATCTAAAATGTCATCTACAGACTTCATTACTAAAGCCTCTGTATATCCCGATGCTGCCCCTCCCTGACTACGATGCACCAATGCGACATGGTGGCTCTCTTTGTCAAATCGGTATTCATGCACTAGGCGTTTAGCCTTCTTTTGTTCTTTTTCATCACTCATTATTTAATTCCTGATAAACGGCTGTAGCACCAATGCTAACACCTTGTATTTCGTTATTCTTGACCATTGCCCACAACAGTTCACTGTCTGTATCGCCTTCGGGGAAGTGCCACCACTGTAACCAACTACCTTTCTTAACCTCTTTACCTGTATCAGTTGTAAAACCGACAGGGGTAATAAAGGATTGTTCAATCTTAGCTTTCTCAGTATTGATACGGTGGAACAGGTTAGCTTTATTGCATACACTGTTAAAACTGATACAGGCTTTCTCAACACACTCTTCTGTGTTAGTGTCACCGTGTTCATCAATCTCATTGGGTGCTAATACAACAAACATTGCTCTACGCTGTTCAATATCTACAGCTTTAGTCACTTCAACAGTTGGCTCAATCTCTTTTAATGAACCACCATCTAAGCCAAATGTGCTGGTTAGTAGTACAGCTAATTTATCAGCTAACACTTCAACCACACTTTTCTTTACTTCTTTATGTTTATTAGCTTCTGAAATGCCCATTAAGATAGCGTCAATATGTTCGTAGCCATCTTCTGTGGCTTTATTGACTGTACTTGTGAAAATCTCTTTCTGCTTTTCGCTAAAGCCGTTTGTGGAGGCAGGTAGCTTTTTAGCTTTGTTTAGCATTATGCTGCATTCTCCGTGTTAAGGTCTGAGGTGTTATTAGCCGCTACTGTGTTCTTACGAGTCCCCTCACCACTTGGGGATGTAAACCCATCACCACTACGAGAAGTAGCTGCACCTAAAATAGTGTCTAGCTCCTCTTGTGTTGTGTTGGCATCAATACGGTGTGGTAGGTCTACCATCTCAGCAATAGCATTAACATTATCAGGTGTTTTAGCAATAAGCCCTGTAGCTGCTAGACGTTGAATAGCTTTAGACATAACTTCTAAGTCAGCTTCTTCAATATCACCATAAACAAACTTAGGAAACTCTTCGTCATCCCAACCATTACGCTTAAACAAATCAGGTATTAAGTCTTGGTTTAGTACGTCTTGAATCTCTTGTAATCTTGACTCAATGGCCATAGATAACATATTGGTTTTACTATCAGCTAAACTGAAACTGCCTACGCCGTCTTGACCTAGACGGATTACATCGCAAAAGAGAGTTGTTAGGATTTTATTATCCCAACGTGTAATGGCATCGTTAATATACTGACTACCACTGTTTTGCACTGAAAGTAAAGAGAACTTGAAGTAAGGCATCTTTGTTTCGGGGTCATACATTAACGGTGTAATTAAACCTGCTTGCTCATTGTTATGTAGATTAGTAATAATCTTTTGGTACATAGCATAAACAGCTTTATCTGCTGTACTTGCATCTTCTGCCATATACTTAGGGTGAAGCTCTAAATGAGGTACACCACCCATATTACGGCTATAACCTACAGCCTCAATTTCTTCTAACTGTGTTCTAAACTTCCAAGCTGTATAGCAACCAACTAAAGGCGAAGTGCCTTCGGGGTTGTCTTTAGCTACATCTGTACGGAACAACATAAAAGATTTACGAGGTATTTCAATCTTACCCTTGTACATCTCAGGAGAATAACGTGCAGCATTTAATGTTGATAATTGTTGTTCAACACCTACTAGGTCTCTGCCATCATCACTAAACTGCCAACGGTATATACTATCTTGTGAGCGAATAGGGAGTTTACGAATACCCATCAACCCATCATTGTACTTTGACCCTTGATTCTTATAGCGTCTACGGAACACTTTCTCGTTGACACAGAATCCAAAAGTATATACACTCACAACTTCTTTAATAAAACTGAACCATGAGTGTTCCATGTCACCCATACACTGTTCAACAAACTTAGCTTTAGCTTTATCTAATTCAGTCTCGCCTGTTGGGGCTACACTCCACTTTACACGACTAATCATTAGCTCAAAGATACCTAAAGCAGCTTTAATAGTTGCATCTGTAGACATCTTACGGAATGTTTTTACTGATTGTGGGAAGCGTAGTTCGCGCCTAGCTTGTTCTAATACTTGTCCGTTACTTACTTGTAACCCTGTAAAACCTTGTTCTTGTAACTTGATTCTAGGGATTGTTCCTGTGCCAGTAGTGAGGCTACTAACGTCAGCTTCTAATTCCACATAGCCTCCTTATTGGTAATAGCTTAGAATTTAAAACTATTGGTTGTTGTCATATCAGGGATTGAAAATGTTGGTATGGTGATGTACGATGCTAACAGCATGAACGAATCCCCACAACTATCGACTTGATCGTCATGTCTTTTCCTAGAACGTATTCCATCAAATTCACTTAATTCTTTGATGAACGCTTCGTTCCAATCACCCTGTACAATCTTTACACTTCCTGATTCGCTTGCAGCACAAAATGGTGCAAAACGTATTACTTTACTTTGATTGGCTGCCTTAGCTTTGGCATAGAAGCCTTCGTTAGCTAAGTCTCTAATGATAGATGAGGCATAAGCCTTACCTGCTGCTCCAGCGTCTTGTGGTACAACAATGATAACATCGTCACCATCTTCTTTAGCAACAGCTAATATCTTCTCGTAAACCTCGCCAAAATTAGCCCTAAAGCGTACAACATCTTCAACATAAGAAACACCGTTCTTATCTCTCGACATCAATACCCCTGCTGTATAGTCAGGGTCAGGGTTAATATCAGATTTTAGTGTCCCTGCAATATCCCAAGCTCTTACACGCTTAACAACATTCATTGGTTGTAATGGAACTACTTCACACCATTCAGGCCGCCAATAACTAGCTGACTTCTCAGCAGCATTCCAACAGCCTAATAACAGCCTTGCTCGTTCAACATCTTTTAAACCTTCTAACCAACCAACATATTCAGGGTTCACTTCCATTAGAACAGGGTTATCTCTAACCGTAGCTGAAATGAATTGAAAACTTAGTGGCGTAGGATTAAATGTTGGTGTAAGATACTCGTCTATTAGTTCTTGCTTTGTATTGCCCCATATCATCGTATCATCTTTACGGATGAAGTAGCGTATAACACCATCTCTTTCAGGGATAGGGTAGCCTTCTTCATCAAGATACCACTCAATCCACTTATGCAGGTAGCAATCTTTAAGTGGGTTACAAGTGATACGCATTTTAGGTATTACTTGAGGACAAGCAGGGTTACGCATACGAGACATTAAATAGAGAACCATTTCCTCTATATATTGTTGTCCCTCGTCAACCAAGATTTCATTGGCCTGTAAGCCTTGAAAGTTGTCCTTTGAGTTGATACTTTCAAAATGTCGTAGGTGAACTTCTGCACCACTTGAGAATACAAACTTATTCTTTTGAGCTTTATATTTAACACCACTATCAACTTTCTTAAACAGTTGCATCGCTGTATCAATAACCCCACCTGCACCTTGAAGTTGTGGTGTTGTTCTACGAGTGATTAGCCCCCTAAAGTTTGAGTGTTTAATGTGTTTAAGGAAGTCCATAATCCCTAAGTAAGTCTTACCACTACCTGCCGCCCCACCGAATACTACGATGTCTGCCTCAGAGTTAATAAACTTCCATTGCTTTACACTTTTAGGGGATATAACTTCCTTTTTTTCTATTGCCATAAGGTGTCCTTACTAGCTAATCAACCTCAAGTCTGTTGTAAACTCGGCATCGTTAATGTCGTCACCACCACCGCCTTCTTCTGATAACAAGGAGTTTCTGATTTCAGCTTGTTGAATCTGAACATCATAATGACGCATTTGTTTAACCATGACTTTTTGGCGGTCAATCTGTGCTAATATGTTAGTTGTTTGAGAAAGAATAAACTTAGCCGCATTTAATCTATCAGCGTCTTTAGCTTCTTGCTTACGCATAATCTCTACAACAACATTTGTTGCTTCTGAATTAAACGAGTTTAACAACTTAGCTAAAGATTTTAGATTAGCTGTACCCGTAGGCTGATTAGCTGTGATTTCTTCAAACGGTTTTAGTTTTTCTTGACTTGCTTTTGCAAACTCATCGTTTGTTTTATATTTTCTTACTGTCATACTAATTCCTTTACAGCTAGTGAGAATTTAATTTATTATTTTAATTTAATGGCCGCGTATAATTAAGCTGCGCGGTACACATCGTTAATAAACGACATTCAGCTACCTCTTTCAACAAAAATGTTGGTGAGCAATAAGTCACAAACAACCCGAATAGGAGACCCCCGTTCCGTTTATGCTGTTTGTAATTAAGTCTCAGCGATGATATAACTTAGTCGTTAAATCATTCTTACCTACGCTTGGGTAGACTGAAATAAAAAACCTGTCAATTTGAGCATTGTTAAGAGGCTTGTCAGGTGTGTTGTAAAGAACCTAGTCTGGTACGCTTGTATCAGAGGCGAACTAGGTGTTGTTAATTCTTGCCAAGCAGGACGTACCTTAATGCTTGGTCTTGAATGTTAGATGCCTTTGGTAGAGCTAAAGCAAAATAAGAAGTAAGTAGTCTTCCATGACCTAAGTGTGAGAGAGAGACACACTACTTACTATAAACATTCCGTTGCACTTGATGGATGAATTAATGCTATTCCTTAGCCCTTTTCATCTCTTGTTATGAGATATAATGTATATTCATCATCAACAGTATATTACCACATATTAAATAAATATGCAAGCATTATTCACTATACTGTGTAAATTGAATACCATTACACCCTATTAAATCTTCTGTTAAACTGCCTAATACAAAATCATGCTCGTATTGTTCATCTTGAGAAGCAAATACACACTTATTACATAAATCATTCCAACTACCATCGGGGAGTTGTTTAGCCATCTCTGACGACTTCATTTGCCCATTACAGGAGCGACAACGGCACATATATCTTCCTTGTTCTTATTATTTATCCACTCCAAAACACAGTTACGCATCTCTTCAACAACGCTCTCGTCATAAAGCGGTAGGCCATATTCATAACTGTTGTGGTAAGCTGCTATTGCATCTAATGATTCTAGTAGATTATCAATTTTATTGTTTTTCATTTTGCACCTATTTAGTGACACTATTTAGTGACACTGTTCACCCAATCCTGCAATGATTTTAATTGCTGCTCTGTTTCTTTGCAGATTGTAGACTCAATATTATGTTGCAAGATAACATCTGAGAGCTTTATCTCGCTTTCTTTTAGTTTTAATGTTGTTATTGACACAGCAGGACGCATTAGCAATTCAGGCGGCTCACTCACTATTCGATGCGTTCCATAACAGCCCGAAAGAGTTAGGAATGACACAACCACTATCAACATCTTTTGTGATGTACACAGGAACTTCTTTGATAACTGTTTCACCTTTCTGCCTCACTACTTTCACTTTATCAACATATTGTGTCACTGTCTTAACAGATGCTTGTTCTTGCTTAACAGCAGCCTTTAATGCAACAACCTCTTGCTTTCTAAGCTCTTGTGTCTTACCTGTGTGAAATCCGATAATATAGGAGGACACAATAAAAACAATAACAGCTAATACTTTATACTGTGTCATTGTACACCTATTTATTTAATTATTTAATTAAATGGCCTCGTTAGTAGGGATAGCTTAACAAGCTAAAACCTACGACACTCGGCTTAGAAGGCCGATGCCATATCCAACTGAGCTATAACGAGGTAATAATTAGATATTACCACGTTTTATTGATTTGTCTATAGATGGTTACAAAAGAGTTACAAACTATTTATTTGCACTCTTTTGGATTGTCATTGCAATACTGAACCCACCCCATCGGCACATAAGACTCATCACCCAAAACAGGTTTGAGCGTGTTGCTCGTTGTGCAAGCTGATAGCATTAAGCAGATAATAATTACGCGCATAAATTACCCACTTAAAAAGTACGTCTTACGATAAAATCATCAATCTGCCCGTTCAACCACCCCCCCGAAGAAGAAG